TGAATGTGTTAGAACTCTCTGTGGATCTCACGTCCCATTCCAACACACCGATGAGATTCTCGATCTTGCCGTCCAGCACGCTCTCTTCCATGCCTTCAGAATCAAAAGGCAATTGTTTGAACCATTCTGGCAATCTCTGCTCATCCACAGGATATGCGATTGAAGTGTAACCCAGTGGATTGTTCTTCAACTTGCACACGATCACTTTGGCTCCGTCTGTGATAGACATGCTGTATCGATCGCCATACATCTCTCTGCAGGTGTTCCAATTGATACTGGCTCGCACATGTCCTGGCATGTTGGTCTTGCCTTTTTTCTTCTCTTCCTCATGATATTCCGTGATGTTGTTAGCACGCTTGGGAGAACCTTTCTCCCAGCCCGGCCTGGATTTAAATTCTTCGCGAAATTGTTTGATCTTGTCCAATACCTCTGTCTCTGTCTTGCCCACCAATACAAGATATAGTATCTCGCTTAGGAAATCCTGCACGAACACAGGAGTATCTGATCTTTTTAGATCCAATCCCATGGCTTTCACTTTGCCTTCCTTGCCTGCGGTGTCCACACGCTCGCCTTCCTTGTCAAAATACAACAACGCATATCTTTTTTTAGTTATGAACAGTCCCTTGCTGGCCACCAGTTCCCTGCCTGCCCTGATTACATCACCGCGAGTCTTAGGACAATGGAATGCTCTCGTCATAAAGGAAGTGAACGTTTCGTTAACTTCTTCAGCTATACGATCATAGAGAGCAATGATGTTTTCTTTGCCCCATGGTATCTGTCCCGAATCTATTTCTTTTTTCAATGTGGCATAGGCAGAAAAATAAACCGAGTCCGTGTCGCCGTATATCACGCTCTCGCCCACGTGGTCATATCGACCCGCGATAATCTCATTGGTCTTAGCAGCCATGTGTTGTGTGATACATCTGCCTGTCAGTGTCACTGATTGTCCAATACGCATGTCAAAGAAACGACAGCCTGGATTGAGGATCGCACCATACAGCGAGTTTAGATTGATCTTTTTGACCAATTGTCTCTTGTCCCAGAACTCTCGCTCGATCTCATTGTCTCCGCACTCGGCCATCTTGGTCTGCATTTCCTTCCTCTCCGCATACCATCTCTTCAACAATCCTGGTATGACGCCTTCAAACTCATAAGTGAATATGGTGCCATTGGCAGAGATCATCCACTGCCTATTGCCATCGAACACGAGATCATGCAGTTGTGCTGCGCTCATCCTTACGCTGGTGCCATCTTCCCAATCGATGATCAGCTCAGTGCCTTTATCTTTATTCATCACTGCTTGATACTCCCAACAACCAAACTGTCCTTCCCACGCTGTGGCAAATGATTTGCCCTGGTGTTTGGCCCTGTTTATCTCTGCTGATGTGATCACCGGACGTATCTGCCCCACGATGGTCTCAGGCCCCATGTTCAAGGCCCTGATCACAGATGGATACAGTGAGTTTATGTCAACAGATCCTATCCAGTCGTGTATGCCTTTCTTGGGATAGGCCACATAGGCTCCCGCCGCTGTTTCGATTGGCGCAGAATCGTCTCTCTTGACTCGTCCCGGCACTATCATGCCTCTACGATGTGCCTCATTAATGATGGCCTGTTCGGTCACTGCCACTGCTCCCATTGTGGTCTGCAGCAACACGGTGTTCTGATGTGCGATCTCATTGGCCAACTCGATGAATTTCAATTTCTTTTCTAATTTGGCCAACAGGTCGCAGTCCTGCCGGTTGTATTCTATGAACATGCCAAAGTCGTTGTTGTACAACTGATCCAGCGATCCTTCATACACAGTTTTCTTCTCATCCAATTCCCATTCACCTATGGCATCCAAACGATAGCTGTGGCGTTCTTCGTAGGTATATTTCCTGTACAATTCCAATAGGTCCAGATGCACCCTGCCGATCAAATCATAGCTGATCTGTTCTCTGCCATATTTTTCAAATGTTCTTTTCTTGGGTTTCTCCCCCCAAAAACATAATCTTCGAGTATCATCTGAACTCAATACTTTTTGTATCCTGCCCACGACATAGGGCAAGTCGTATCCTTCCGAATTCCACCCACTAATGACATCGCCCTCGTCCACTAGGGTCAAGAAAGCGTCCAGCATGTCTCGTTCTTTCTCGAACAGCATCACGTTGCTGAACCTTTCCACCTGTAGCTTGGCATCTGCCATGCTCAGTCCTTTGGGCGGCACCGCGAATGTGACCAGCTGATCTGTCCAGTTGAGATAACAGGTTATGGCAGTGATGGGCATGAAAGGATCATCTGTGGTGGAATATCCTCGCTGTGGATCAAAGTCCACTTCGATGTCAAAGAACACCACGTTGAGCTTGGGAGCGTCCTTGCCCAGATAGTTCTCTTCCAGGCAGCGGAAAACAGGATTGATGTCCTGCTCAAACAATTTCTTGTTGCTCCTGATCTTTTGTTCTTTTATGAATTCCTTGAATGTGCTGCTGGTGACTTTTTGTAGGGTCTCTCCATGTATGCTTCTGTGTTTGCCTCGGGCGTCGGGATAATAGAACACATATCTGGCATCATAGTCCACGAATCTTCTCTGGCCATTGGCGTCACGTTCCACCACCAACACCTTGTCATCATCCCTGCGATAGTAAGCGTCTATGTAACTCATTTAAAAAATACCAGATAGTTTCCAATGCAATTCATCACGGTGAACCAGCTGGCCAGCATAGTTATCCATAGGTTTCTCCTGCGATAGGCAGAATAGGCCATGGTGGTGGATCCTATCAGATAGAAGGGAAAAACCAGATTCATCTGCGGGTGTGGGCTGGTGAATGTCAGCACCAAGGAACCAAATATGGTGAATATCAAACTGACCAGCTCATAATAAAATGCCACATGGTCTGTTCGATAGCTGTTGGTCCAAAATTGTCTTATGATGCCATACACTAGATTTTGCCTGCAGCTGATAATATGCTGTCCAACATGTCCATGTCGTCCGCCACCGCCTTGTAGTTGTCTCTGTGGGCGATTGAGATGGCCTTGTTGATCAGTGCTGGTTTGAGTTCTAGCTCCTCCGACAGCGCTTTCACCGTGTCCTTGAGGCCGCTCTTGAGATCATCGATCTCACCCAACACCTGGGAGCCCTCCTTGATCAGTTGTATCAATTTGGTTTTTTCTGCTTCGTTGAAATTTCTTCCTGACATCTTATCTCCTTCGTTATTGTTGCTTGTATTATACTAGGCAAAGGTGATTAGATCAATTACTTTTTGACTGCTGCAGTGCGAGTGTGCCAACGTGATTCGAACCATGTCCTCAAATTACCTTGGATCACTTCCGGCAAGATCAACTTACCAGTTTCTTTGCACAACGAGATATTTTCTACAATGGCCTTTACTGCGGCATTTTTGGTAATTTTTTTTGCCTTTGCATCTTCTCCCATCATGTGCACGGGATCTTTCATGAATCTCTCACTTTTGGCCAATCCCCTGCTGCCCGCGCTGACAGGTCTGGCCACCTGTGCGTCCACTGCCACGTGTCCATGGTCGCGCAGCCGTATCATATCGTCCAGATATTGCTTGTAGGAAAAAATTGGTATGCTGCTCATATGTGTGTATTTATTGCCACAGCACCATCTTGAAACGTTCCTTCTCTATGCCAAAGAACTTGGTCTTCCATGCGCTCTGTTCAAAGAAACCTAGATGATGCCATTCCAATTTCCTGCGGATCATTTCCCTGGCGGCGCCATTCCAATCAAGGGACAATAAAAATTTTTCAATCTCTGTCTTCTTGTCAGCAATTTCTTGATAGCTAAATCCGTCATATTCCCAATGCAGCAGCTCAAACACGTGACCGTCTCCATCAACATAGTCCACGCTGATGTCCATGCCCCACTTGGGTCGCATCTTTACAATCTTATAAATCAAATTGTTGTGCCGGGCCCATCCCTCCAGTTGTGCCAACGCCGCACCGGCATAACCTTTCCTCTCAAACAACAGGGCATGATTGATGTGGGCACCCGTGACGGAATTTTCTTCATCCACGAACCAATCTCGTTTTAGAGCATAGTGATTGGGTCTATGCCATCGTCCCGCCTGGCCATTGACCTCTGCATACAGTCTTTCCAAGGGCGTGAGATCATAGCCATTCTGGTCAAACAATTCTGTCTGTTCCGTTGAAGGAATTGATTCTTGATCTATGGGACCGCGGAAATAAGGATCCGGATTAAATTTATTATGGGTGGGTGCTAGTTTCATCCACCAGTATTTATTTGATTATTTCTTTTCTTCGGAAAGCTCGTCTTTGTATTCTAGACTCTCATCCACCATGTCTCCCAGTGCGCTCATCACTGCCGCTGGCTGGGCCATCGTGTGTATGGAAACTGAGGAGAAATCTGCCTCGCTGGGTTGAACTTCTGCTTCTATGCCAGCGTTCTTAAGAACATTCTTTACGGCAGCGGCATCATTGTCTGACGTTGGACGATCCCTGTCAAAGTCTCCGTTCAGTCTTATGTCAAAATGTCTTGCTTCTGTCTGTCCCTGGAATCCCGATGCTTCATCTGTGGCCTCTGTGTTTTCGGCCTGTATGTATCCCTGTTTCTCATATTCCGGCCAAACCTTTTGTGGTATTTTTATCACACCCTCTTCGCTGTCTGGTTTGATTACCATGATCATCTCTTTTTCATCTGGGCCCAGTATCATCTGGTTGTTCTTGATTTTTTCTGCCGTTGCCGCGTCCGGTTGCTTCTCTTGGACTACTTCTGCTTTTTCTTCCGCCGCTTTTTCTTTCTCAGCGACTACTTCCTGCTCTAACTTTTCCGCGTCCGCTATGATCTCTTTAGTTTCTTCAGTCTTGACAAGAATGTTTGATGATTCTTCATTGTAGACAGCTTCATTGT